CAGAGATGACCTGGAACAAAGTTTTACTTTTGCTCGTTAAGCTACCCCCGCAAAGTGTGAAATCTTTCGAAAAACACACTAAGTGACAGTAACTTTCTTCCAGGCTCAACTGGCTCTTAAAGTTGTGACCTACATCTTGTTGGGGCAAAGCCCTTTCAAGTTCAATCAAAACTATAAGAGGGCTAAGCCCGACACTGCTAATCCTAAGATTCAGCGCACACTTGAGTCACCCAAGTGATTCCTTCCGTCCAACGTGACAGAAAGTCTGAAGATATTTATTGACGTCTCCGTCATTTCTGAGGTTTACTCCTCAGTATATTGATACATAATAGGTACCCCAGTAAAGAAATAAAATGAAAAATCTTCACCAGCAGCTGTCCATTGCTGGAAAGCTAACCTATCGTTACCACCAGCATTAAAAGCAAAATCTAATCCTGTTACAAAAGTACTTTTAGTGGTGGGACAATCCAGTGTTCTGGCACTAATTAAGCGAGAATATCCAATTCTCGCTCTATTGTAAAATGGAAATTCTACTTCCATTCCACTATTAGTTATAGTACCAGTAGCAGCAGCTCCTTGCCATGTATCTCTAGTAGCATATTTTGTTACAGATGCTGAATCATCACCTACAACATTATCGCGAGTCCAAATTCCCATTGGAGCCACTTCATTAGCTTCCCTCACTACAATAGGAGCTATTTGATTACCAGCGGTATGATACAAATATTTATGTCTAACAGCACCCCTATATCCTGCATAACAGGATTGGAAAAAATTAATGGGATGCATATTACTAAATGTATAATCACCAAATGTTTCAGTATCTAATCCTAAAGGATCATACCCTTGTTGATATGGAAAAGTTTTATTTTTAAGTTCCATAACATTAAAATCTCCTGGTAATTTAGCGAACGTCTCAGTCCAATATCTAGTCATGACATATCTCTTAACTAATTCACGAATACTCGTGACATTCTCTCCGAAATATACATTCATAGTTTGGTCTTCGGATGGAGCTTCGCTTGCAATCGTATCCAGTTTCATACTGGAATTCGGTTCATCAACGTTTTTCTCCATAACCAATCCACTCTGAGATTCCAAAACACCAGGTGCTTCATCAGGATGCCTAAAATAAGATAAATTTCTTACCTTTTGTGCATCCGGTTGAGCAAACCTAGCATCATCACACATAGATACATATACATTCACCGAAATGTCTGAATCTGCACTTGGTGATACTAACTCATTAATAACATCCAATTCTATAACACCATTACAAGCTCTGAAAAATAATTCAGACAACCTTGTAGTAGGCGAATAATTAAGATTATTATCAATCTCCGTACATTCTAACCATGGCTGGAATTGACCCCAACCAATAGTAATCTCAAAATCTTCGGCATCAGCTATGTCTATAACTCTTGAATAATTCGTGTTATAATCCACATCAGCACCTAAAGCTCGAGGATCATATCTCACAAGCATTCTACCTTTATGGTATGCTGATTTGACAACTTGGAATCTAAACTTTATAGACCCTTGCCAAAACTTGAACAATTGTGCCATGTGACACATAGGTGTCATATGTAATTCTCTCCTCAAAGTAGGAGTTGTGTAATTAGCAGTTCCAAATAAATCTGGAGCTACTCGGCAATTCCACAACAAATCACCGGGACCAGCATCACTAGTCCAATTGAAAGTGGTTAAATAAGATTCTCTCTTAACATAATCAACCACTCCCATCTCATCCCTGGCTTCCAAACCAGTGACCCGAGGGTCAATGGTTACTTCATTTTTAGAATCCAAAGATAATTTATAAACAGCATCTGCAGCATCTATATTTGAAACATTACCAACTGGTAATGGTTTCATAAGTAGAGGATCAGTAATTACTGCTGGTCTGCTATATCCAAATAACCTAGCAATATCTCCCACACGCGTTGCAACTATTTCAGTTGCCCTAGCATATGGGGCTATCAATGGTATTGATTTCAACACACCAGCTGCTTTCGCTACAGCAGAAGCAGGTTTAGAAATAATGCCTTGCCCATATTCGTCACCAGAATTCATTGTTCCTGATTGCGATGTCAAAACCGGCAAATCTCTAGATGTGGGCATTGTCAATACCACATCAGTTGCCCATAAATAAACATTTATGGTGACAGGGTTTCCCCCATCTGTATGCTTCAAATTACCAAATGACCTAAAAGTCACTTCGCCTAATTTATCAGCAACATTTTCCAACGAATCAGATAGTGAAATATAATTGTCCTTATAAAAATAAGGCATTTCTAATACACCACCTGAATTAAGTGTTGGGTTCAAAAATATATGAGGTTTCTGCGAAGCGCCGATCAAATCTACATCAAATGCAGTTCCTAATCCGCGTTCAATAGTAACCTCATCAAAACCATTCAAAGGGTTATAAGATACTAAAGCACGTCCATAATGAAATGGTGTACCACTAATCAAAACTTTCATATGCAAATTCATGCGCAAAAGTTCAAAATTCTGTATCTTATCCCTAATAAAAGAGTTACTCAAATATTCAGTCCACGGTCTCAACGTCTCAAATAAAGGCTGATTAACAGCCCATTGATACGTTGCGACATTAATAGGACGACATAAGAAATTTCCCAAATCGCTATCACTATTACTTGCTAAATTAAAAGTGGGATCGGGATCGGTTGGTACTGTAGTATTCCAACCAGCCGTCTCATCAGCAAATGTAGTAATCTGAGCTTTAGTATTTTCCTCAGCCATGCTAACATTAACTGTTGCTGACTGCGATGGTAAAATTGAATTTTGAAGTTTGTGATACTCCGTCCTCAATTCTGCCAATTTACGTTTTAGCTTCCTATTATGTCCGTACTTTCGTGCGACATCATGTTCTAGTTGGTGAATACGCACCAACGCCGTTTCCAATGTATAAGGGGATTGGAACTCCCCATTGTGCATAGTTAAATCCAATGCACTTGGATGTTGTGTAATACTAGTAATGCATTTTATGTACAATAGAACAAATGTATGCATCATAACATCTGTCCCAGAGCTTCTCTTGTTTATAATTTCAAATTATTCCGCTAAATAACGGTACTTCTCGAGGGAAGTTCAAGACAAAATGAGTTTTCGTAATACATAATTGGTTTGGAAGATACCAATTATGAATTCGTAACTACCTCACCTGGGTTCTTTGGTTTTAATCGCATGTATCCAACGCGATATCAAAAATGTGAAATATTCATCCTACTCCTCTACTGAGGGAGGATATGGGTTTTCATCCCATTCGTATTTCGCACAGTACTTAAGAATTTGTTCCCTGTAAGTTGGGAACGCTCCTACAAGTCCTATGAGATTACTTTCTTCAGCTACTTTCTTAAGTTGAGCACTTCTTTCAGCGTATTTAACGCTTCCAAAATGTGCATACTTATCAAGTGCATCTCTAATCGTGCAGGCTGCATGTAATTCCTCAGAAATCTGAGAACGTCCATGTGCATGCAACATTTTAGATATTGAAGATTCGTCTATAATTGCGCGATATAATTGCAATTCATCATCCCAAACTGCATTGTGTTTCAAGAAACCTGCTTCCGATCCATGTATAAATGGTACGGATTTAGCTTCTTTATCTGCCATAGTGTAAACAATATCACTCTCGGCTAAAACACGTGCAATATTAGTATGATTGTATGCATCATATCCCTTTTTAACAGACATAATGTTATCATCTCCATAAGTTAATAATGACACTACTCCCGAAAATAATGGTACTGACCACCATTTTTCTTCTTGTGCTATCTTATAATATACGTAACGCATATACAAACTATTAACTAATGAATTTGTAACGACAGTCAATGGATGTCCCGAAGGATTCGATCCACAAAACTGTACTAATGTTCCAAAATAATCATATGTTGGCGAACATATTTCCGTGGCAATGCCGCGCATGATCATTAAATCATCCGCATCGTAATGTCCACTACGTTTTGCTAAATTAATCAAAATCTTAAAACTTGCCAACATAAATCTTGGTGACATACGTCCATCAAAAGATTTGTAATCTCCTGCAACTACTCTGTCTTCTCCATGTTTATAAACATGTTTCATCATTGTAGTCCACTCAGGTGATTCTACGTTCAAACCAACGGCACATTCAAAAACTTCTTTATTCTTTTGCATTAAAGCTGAGATAGTTAAAAAATACTTTCTAACTAACATAATAAAATAAATATTACTTCCAGCAAAAACACGAACTTTCGTTTTCCCAATTTTCGTGGGCTCATCTTTTAAAGAAGCCTTAAATACGGCATTGATTCTATTTCCTTTCAATAAAGTTTCTTCGAGCTTCTTAATCTCCTCCAAAACTTTAGGATCAATATCTCTAGGACATGAAATTCCTTCAACCTCCCTAGATGATTTACTAACAAGTTTAGTCTTAGGACCAGACATTGGAAATCCACAAGCTGTAGCAAAATTCATTGCATTAATACCTGTAGCACCATCTAATCCTGCCAAAACAATATCATCACTTAATTTACCAAGTTGATGTAATTTTCCGCCCAAATGTTTAACAAGGGTGGTTTCATAATCAACTACAGATTTATCAATCAATTCTGGATCAAATCTATAAGCAGTATGAGTTTTATTCTCAATATCTGCTTCCTTATGCATAATATCCTTCATTAAATGAGGTTTATCATGCATTCTTTCCAAGCCTAAATGTTCATGTACCTTCTCTGAAATAGAAGATACTACAACTTCTGACTGTGGTGTTGCTCCTGGCCTATTATGGGAACCGTAAACTACACATCGAGCATCATGTTCCAAATTTCTTGTAACACATAACTCATGTGGTTCCTTTAACGGTCCAATATCAATATCTCCAATTACAGTGTCGAATGATTGTCCGGCATGTGAAGGCAATATTGAAGGTCTCATAGCTATCTTATCAATAGCTGTTAAAACTTGCTCCCTAGTAATAAAGCCAGCACCTGCTGTATGATTTCTACCTCCAAGGTGAAATCCTCCAATAAAAGGCATATCTTTACTATCTCTACCAACAAATGTCGCCATACATAAACCTTGAAAAGTCTTGTCTGGAAAATAATAAGATAATGATTCAAATGAACCTCCGAGAGTTGTTCTAGTCACTCCTCGGGTTCCTAATAATTTACGATAATACTTTATATTACCGTGATCATTATAAACCATATCACCTAATATTTGTTTTCCTCGTGCAATACTATCCGGAAAATAAGCGGTCAAATCTCTCTGATCTCCTAATTCTGGTATATACCACACACAGATATCTGTATCTGGAATCCTATAACAAGATTTCTTAGAAATAATAACATTCTTAGGATTAGCTCCTGGTTTCGTAATAAGTGCTTCCGCACTATAATCCGGAACTATATGTGAAGGCAACAACATCATATTTCCTCGAATAGGTAAACAATTACAAAAACGTGTTGTTCCCGATTCCAATTTAATATGAATCATCATAATCCTTCTACTAACCAAACCTATTAATTGTTCTGGTGAAGTAGAACGTGCTACGCCTTCTATTCTAGGGTTATAACTGAATCGTTTATAACGTTCATGTTCATCCCAAAATTCTGTGGCAGATTGTTCTTTACGCTTTGGAATTTCATCAAGCTCAGGCTTAATAATTTCCGCAGCTTCTGATTTCAGCATCTTATATATAAATTTAATAACTGATCCAACAAAAACCATAGTGGTCATACCACCAATTAAAGTAATAAATTTTGCTTTCTGTAATAACGTCATTTCTCTCAAATACTGACTCGGTTTCTTTATTTTCCGAATCTTATATTTGACATAACGACAAATTAACTTATAAAATGCCCATCGTACTACTGGTAATAACAATACAAATAAAATAAAAATGCGTAATGTAATTACATTACAACTATATAATGAAACAATAATCATAAATAAATATAATGTCGTATTCTTATAATATTTTGCCATAACCCAGTTACGAAACATATTCATACCAAGTATCATAAAAACAAATTCGCTAAATTTCTTCAAAATCAAATCTTCTAACAAATAATATCCGTTAAAAACATTATCTAAAAGTCCAAATTCTGAATCTAAAACTTCATCTGTGCGTCTCCTCATATTGACTGGAAAACCTTCGTCATCCAACTCAATTTCGGCATTAGCACGTTGTGTATCAACAAAGCTCTTTTGTTCACTAAAATGTTTAGCTGTCGAATACTTTAAATATTCCATGAAAGTGCGTATATCAATATCACGTAACTCACGTCCTTCAAATTTGATTGGAACATAAGTTACACGTGACACTTGAGTCTTACCTCCACGTATATTACCGGAATGTAAAATTGGTCTTTCTATCGTAAACAATGCAAAATCAGGATATAGCATACCATCAAAAGCTTTTTGGGCTTTAGCTGTATCCAACATTCCTGAATCTGCTAACTGAAATTCTGGACGAATTGTTTGCGTCACAGTAATGTCAAAAAGTCTTGCGACTGATAAAGGCTCATTAGAGTAAAATGCAGCGTTCAAATCTTTTACATTTGTCGTTGCTAATACTACTCTCGGCTCTATCATCACATTTCCTTTTAATTCCGCATTCGGGTTTAATGCCGCTTGCGGTGAATTATTAATGAATTGAATAACCTTTAACAATGGATTACCATCTGTGGTTTCTACTGTGCTGTTACACAAATCATCCAAAATAACACCTGTATGATGTGTTCGAAATTCTGATTGAAATTTATCAGCTTCATTCAATACAATCACTGAATTTGCTGATGAAGGAAAACCATTCGATTTCAATATAAAACGTGTAATAGCATTTGCAATCGAAGATTTACCTACTGATGAACCGCCAAACAATAAAATTCCATAAGGTTTCATCCTAATATAATCTTTTTGTGAAGCTATCCTTGAAGTCTGTAATTTGCACAAATCTCTGAGTTTGGGTGTGTAATACCCTTTCTCATAATTTGCATTGATATTTTCTTTGGCTACATCAATTGCTCGCTGTAAACGCATATCAAATTCTTTAATATCTCCTGCTTCACATTTCTTGCCGGTTTCAATTAAAATCCATTGAGATAATACGTATGTATAATCTTCTTCAAATACGCCATTAATGGCATCTTCATAAAAGGCTTTAAACCCTTTTGAAGGTACATTTCGGCAAGCTGATACAAACATAGAACAAAATTTAAAACATGCATTTAATAAATCAAATGGCCTTGTTTTCTTTCCTAAATGGTTTGGTGTATATAATTTATATCCTCTAAAATCTACGGAAAAATTATCCACAAATTCTAAAGAAACTAACATGTCTAAAATAAGACACATTTGTTTAAATAATTTACACGCCACCACGTAACCAAAAATTGCGTAATATTTGTTGAAATCAACCTTAAAAAGTTTTGATTTAACAAAATTCCATATTTTAAGTATCCATAATTTTAAATCCTTAAAATAATCGCGAAATTTCTTTCTATCATCTTCATCTACGTCAGCATTATCTGTACGTTTAGAAAATTTAGTAAAATAATCTTTTAATTTCTTAAAAGTAAATTTAACTTCGTCATATACGAAGTTTGCTTTATGAACATTCGGAAAACCGAGTGTCGTGCAAACTCCTGTCTGTGAAGTAAGAATCTTAGTCGATTCTTTCCTCCTGTTGTTGTTTTTTGCGGAATGTTTTTTGCATTCTGCTATATAATCGAATCGTTGTTTATTAGAAATAGCTTTACGCCTGTCAGCGTTTTTGCCATTCTTCTTTTTCGATTCGTATCGTGCAATTCTCTCTGCTTTCCCTGATTGGGAAGGCAAAGTTTGCAAATTTATGTATATGGTAACATATACAACTGAAATCACTATTAATAATAAATAAAATAGTGACCAGAACCCTTGTGTTGCGTTTGTGATTGTTTCCTCAAATAAGTTGTACTTAAACATTGTAAAAAGAAAAGGGTTAATATCGGTAGTTGTAAAAACTATTCAATAACAATCACGATAACAAATAAAAAGTTGAAATTATCAATCTAAATGCCTCATATTACTAGCATAGCCTTATATAAATCACGGGATATGCAACTCCCTACACGCTGGGACGTGCTGAAACTAAGGGTACTAAT